GTCTTGGCGGAGAGACTTTAGTTGTTACTGAACAAGGTCCGCAGCGTATCGACGCTCTAACTCGTCCCACGCGCGTTCTAAGCTGGGACGAGAGTAGGGGTCAATTCCGTTTTGTGTTAGCCAGTGCCGCGTTCCCGAAAGGCATGGATGCTCTATACCGAGTTCGAGGGCCGCACGGAGAATGGCGCGCAGCCGGACATCACCGCGTTCTTTGCGCTGACGGTAAATATCGACGGGTTGAATCTTTAACCCCTGGTCAGTCCGTGTCCCTATGTTCTGACGGCCCTTGGTTGACCAACGGGGGGGTTTTCCAGAGATGGTCGCAGCCAGATGCTCCCCGTTGGAAGCAAACACTCGCAGGTTGGATGGGTCATTGTGGATCGTTATCCCGTCAATGTGGTCGACGACTTCGTCGGGTAGTAACGGACGTCCGAGCATTTGTTCTGCGACCTTTCGATGCTCTGACACACGCGTTGGCTTCGTTTGTAGTAACACATAACCATCCAGATCAACTTTGCGGCCTCCTTTCCATGAGTGATTATCCGCGCCTTGAGGCCGACCCAGTTCGATACCAGCAGCTTTCAACACTCGCCCCGTGTACCGGTACGAACACTGCAAGTGGTCCGCGATCTGTTTTCTACGCCACCCAAGCCGGGCCAGGCGAAGTACTGCATCCTTCACTCCACGCCACTGAGGGTTTGCCGCTCCAACACGAACTTTGCCAGACATACACATACTCCAGAACCGATGGGACCATAGAGAGTGTAGAGCAAGAAGCTAACGCGTCAACATATTGGGATTTACAAGTACCAGGCACGAACAACTATGTGACCGTAGAAGGCACCATTCACCATAACTCAGGCAAGTCGGTGGCCATGGTGATGGAGATATTGCGTCGCGCCAGCGAGATGCCGCCTTCCAGCGATGGAGTGCGACGGTCTAGGTGCGTAATCGTGCGGAACACTCTCCAACAACTCAAATCCACCTGCCTGGTTACGTTCATGGAGTGGCTGCGTCCGATTGCCAGGTGGAAGGTATCCGACGCGACGATTTATCTTGAGTTCACTCCGGCTGATGGCATACCTGTTTACTGTGAAGTTCTCCTTCTTCCTCTGGATACTCCCGAAAACCAACAGCGCCTTTTGTCGCTCGAACTGACGTTCGCCTGGGTGTCAGAGTTTAGGGAGATCCCGTTAGAGATTGTCCAGGCGGTGTTCTCAAGATGCGGGCGTTACCCATCGCGGGCCAACCTGGAAGACTACTGGTATGGGGTCGCTGGAGAGACGAACAGCTTCTCCGAAGACAGTGATTACTACCAGTTCCTGGAGGTCGACCCCCCTTCGAACGTGGACTACTTCATCCAGCCGGGCGGCATGGACTCCGACGCGGAGAACCGTGAAAACCTACCCAAGAGATACTACGAAGACCTGATTGAGGCGAACGACGAGGCGTGGGTTTCCCAGTACGTCCACAACCAGATAACAGAAAGCCTTTCTGGCCAAGCGGTGTTCGCCAAGAGCTTCAAGCCGGACTTTCATATCACGGACAACCGGCTCTACCCAAGGCCGGGGGCGCCTATCATCATCGGTATGGACACGGGGAGGAACCCCGCAGCGGTGTTTGGGCAGATGGATGTGCGCGGTCGGCTACTCGTGTTTGGTTCGGTGTACGCCGAGAACGTGGGCATGGAGAAGTTCCTGGCGACGGTGGTCAAGCCGTTTATCGCTGAGCGGTTTCAGGGTTCTGGTGAGTTTGTTGTGAGTATTGACCCTGCCGCTCGGCAGCGCTCGCAAGTCGGGGAAGAGAGCGTAAAGGACGCTGTGCAGCGTCTTGGGTTTTCGGTTCATATCGCACCAACTAACGACATTTCGCCGCGTTTACGAGCAGTTGAGCGCTTTTTGAATACTCAAGTGGATGGCAAAGCGGGGCTCCTGTTTGAGCGGATGACTAACGAAACGCTGATTCGCGCGTTGAAGACAGACTATCGGTACAAGCGGATGAAGTCGGGGGACCTTGAGGAGAAGCCGGATAAGGGGCATCCGGAGTCGGATCTATGCTTTGTCGCAGGGACTCCTGTGCTGACTCCTGACGGTATGGTGCCAATAGAAACGCTTTGCGTGGGGGATATCGTAGCGGTGCCTGATGGCGTGGACGAGGTCGTTGCTGTGGGTAGTCACTTTGTGGCTGATCTGGTGCGGCTAGAATTTTCTGATGGCACCACGCTGACTTGTACGCCCGAACATCCGTTTGCGGTTAAAGAAACACCTGGCTTCGTCCCAGCAGATGAGCTACAATACGCTCACACGTTAGCAACAACGGACGACGGCGTATGGCATTCCCTAAAGGCAAACAACACCCCAGTAAGCGAACAGCGAAACGGGTTTGTGCAACATGCGGCGCAGACTTTGACGTCCCTCAGTGGAAGGTTAACCAAGGTAAGGGCAAATATTGCTCAAGGGCTTGTGCCAACCAAGGCGCTAGAGTGGCTGACGGGCTGGAGTACGACGGTTTGTGGTTCGCTCGTACCAGAAAAAAGGCTTATTACTGGCACAAACGGCCAGACGGCACTTCCATATCACTACACCGGTATGTTTGGGAGCAGCATAACGGGCCAGTCCCCGACGGCTACCAAATTCACCACATTGACCACGACCCAGCCAACAACGCAATCGGTAACCTTGGGGTCGTTGAGCGGACGGAACACTCACGCTACCACCTCCAAAAACGTATCGAAGACGGCACCCTCGACCAAAAAGCCGCACTCGCAAAAGCCCAAGAGGCCGCAAAAGATTGGCACCGCAGCCCGGAAGGTCGAGCGTGGCATTCTGAGCACGCCAGACGGCAGAAACGACCTCATATACGAGGTGAGTACCGATGCCAGATGTGCGGAGCTACCTACACCCGAACGGTCAGAAAGCCCGATTACATGCGGCACAACTGCTCCCCTGCGTGTTATCAAGCGCAGTTACGTCGGGAGCGGAAGGGTCTACAACCTAACTACGAAAAGGAGCCACCTGTACTACGCGGGCGGGATACTGGTGCATAACTGTGACTCGCTTCAATACCTCTGCATGAACGTCGGGCTGACGAGTGGACAGCAAGTTACTGATAGGCGGAGGGAAATCAAAAGCGTAAGCGCGGCTGGGTGGACGTGAAACACCCAAAAACCTGCTAACATATTAGCATGTTTACAGCAAAGTCGACAAAGGCCCCCGGATGGAGCAACAGTTAGGCGCTGCCATTATCCCCGTCGCGACGGCCAAGCAGCTCGAAGACGCTGCGGGACTTCAAGGAAAAGGAGATAAATCAACGACTTAAAGAGTGTTACCGGGCGCGGAACATGGAGTACAGCCCGGAGAAGCTGCAGGAGATTCGTGTCCAGGGTGGGTCCGAGATCTTCATGGGCATAGTATCTAATAAGTGTAGGGTCGCCACGGCCTGGCTTAGAGACTCCCTCCTCGGCACTGCTGCTGACAAACCGTGGTCGATCAAACCCACTCCGGTCCCCGAGTTGCCGCCGGAGGTCGTGCAGAATTTGCAGGGCATCATGGAGCAAAACCTGCAGATGTATTACGCGCAGGGCAACGAGCCGCTGGACCCCATGACGCTGAAACAGCTCGCCGACCAGATGAAGGCCACGGCGAAACGGGAGTTGCAGCACGAGGCCGACCGCCGCGTTGAGCGAATGGAGCGCAAGATGGAAGATCAGTTGATTGAGGGCGGGTTCCTCAAGGCGATGCACGGGTTCATCGACGACATTGCCACCTATCCGTTTGCCGTGCTCAAAGGTCCGGCTCCGCGCAAGCGCAAAAAACTGGCCTACGTAGAAGGCGGCGCACTCGAAATGAGTGACGAGCTGGTGGACGAGTACGAGCGGGTCGATCCGTTCAGGTTCTACTGGGCGCCCTGGGGGGACAACCTGGATGAGATCCCCGTAATTGAACTGCACTCGCTGACGCGTGAAGACCTGCAGTCGATGATTGGTGTCGAGGGCTACTCGGAAAGCGCCATTCGCACGGTGCTCGCAGACTTCGGCGCCCACTCAGGGTGGCTCGATGGCTACATCGACGAGTCCGATGAAGTGACCGGACAGGACCATGATGAAGCCAGCGGTGACGTGGTCGACGCGATCCAACTGTGGGACTCGGTGTTAGGGAAAGACCTGATTGAGTGGGGCATGGACGAGGCCGAGATCGAAGACCCCCACATGAGTTACGCGTGCGAAGTGTGGATGGTCGGCAATGTCGTCATCAAAGCGGTCCTTAACTACGACCCCCTCGCTAGGAAACCGTACTTTACTACCAGCTACGAGAAGATCCCTGGTCGCGTCGACGGCAACGGAGTGGCTGACCTGGCGATGGATGCGCAGAACATGTGTAACGCTGCAGCTCGCGCACTTGCCAACAACATGGGGATTTCTTCGGGGCCGCAGGTTGGTGTCAACATCTCCAGATTACCGGCGGGCGAAGACATCACTCAGATGTACCCGTGGAAGATCTGGCAGTTCAAGCAGTCGGATTATAACGACGGTTCTCAGCCGTTGACGTTCTTCCAGCCTAACTCCAACGCTCAGGAGTTGATGGCGGTCTTCGAGAAGTTCCTGGCTATGGCCGATGAAGTAACTGGTCTGCCTAGATACATGTCGGGCGAGCATGTTCCCGGTGCGGGGCGCACCAGTTCGGGCCTTTCGATGCTGATTTCCCACGCAGGCAAGGCCCTCAAGCAGGTCATCAACAACATCGATAAAGACGTCATCGAGCCGCTGTTGGAACGCAAGTACCAACGCAACTTGCGGTATTCGGACGATCCCGACCTGGTAGGTGACGTGAAGATCGTGGCCCAAGGTGCCATGAGCCTGGTGGTGAAAGAGGCCGAGGCCGT